CATCCTCAGATGTATCCCACAACATATAAGCACTTGCTGTATTTCCGTAAAATTTTACATCATGCCCAGCATCATCAACTCCAACAGCTACCTCTCCATCAACTTGTATCAATGTAGCCGCATTAATATCAACAGTAGGAGCAGTTATATCTAATGTTGTTCCAGCATTTATTTCTAAATGTCCATTTGATGAAGCATATATTTCTTCACCACCACCAATATCATGGAATTTTAATTTAGTTGTAAGTAAAAGACCAAGTTCATCTTCTGAAGCATCATAAAACACACCCTCAGAAGCTGTTGCACTATAAATTCTAACATCATTACCTGTATCATCTACGCCTATAGTTAAATCTCCTGTAATTAATACAGTATCAGTAGATGACTCTGTAAATTTCATCATGTTGGCACCACCAACATATATATCTAATACATCTGCACCTGATTCTTGTAAATATGTATCACTACCATCTCCACCTAATACCAGCTTATTGGTAGAGCTAATGGTCATATTACCATTAACTATTTCATCGTAATTTCCTGAACCATCTCCATTGACAGTTAAGTCACCCTCTATTGTTAGATTACCATTTATTGTACCACCAGAAGATATACTGGCGGCCGTAGTGGTAATTAAATTACCTAAAGCCATTATAACCTCCTATGTGTATACAAGCCTAACAGAAGCACTAGATGATGTTTTCCTGAGAGCGTGTAAATAAATTGTATCACTGCCCAAACCATATGGTACAGTTAATTCATAAATTGTATCGCCACCTTTTAAATATAAATTATTAGCGGCTGTCCCTAATATTGCTGATGAAGAAGTAGAAAAACCATAGTATATATCCTCATCTGGCTGAACCAGAATATTGTGATATGTACTAACATCTTTAGATACTTCAGTACCAGCAACAGCCCAAGCACTTTGTATTTCAAAGTTTGATGCTGTTGATATGTTTAATGATTCATGTGTTCTGAATCTTTGTGTATTTGCCATATTCTCTTCTCTTTAATTTAGTTTGGCTTGCGAGGTGAGAAGTCCCTTATCCAAACAGTTATCTAAAATCTGGTACATTCATTACTCGTGCACCACCTACTTTATCTCGCTTCTTCATTCCAAAGCGCTTAACTGCTTCATCCCATTTCTGTCTATGCATCATAGATGCATTAGAACTAACCATTGACTGATTTGGGTCTAAAGCTGTACCTGCTTTGTCCATATATAAGCATTTCTTTACATAATCTACCAGAGCTAAGTGTAATGAATTATCTATATCTGGTACATCATTTATTGAAGACACAGCCTCTGGTTCAGAATAGTATTTAATTAAAATACCATCTGTAACAGCTTCCTGTATTGCCTTCCAATTTTTTCTTTCTGTGGTATTTAGATTACCTGAACTATTAACATTAGTTAACAGAACAAAATTATCTCCTTCTATAAACCACACGCATGAATTTTCTGGGTATTGTATATTACTTGCCATTAGTTTGAATCCGGTATGTTAAGGTTTGATTCACTTGTTGCATCTGTAAGTATAACATTTGTATCTACAAGTCTCGGTATCTGCATATAATCACCATTATCATCCATAAAATAAACTTTAAATACTTTGTTAACTTCTAAAATATTATTTGAACTGTCTTTAGCTGCATCTTTTAAACTATAATACATTTGATTAGCGGTTGTACTTAGTTTTGCTGTAGATACTTTACTATTATACATACCTAGTTCTACAAGAGCATCATTAATTAAAGACATAATATATTTTTCAGGCGCATCAGGAAATACTTGACGCACTCTACTAATAATTTCTTTTACTGTTATTGTTCTAACTGACATTTTGAGCTCCTTGACTAATAAGTAGTTGTAGTCCTTTATCGTAATCAGCTTGTAATTTAGCTTGTTGTTTTTCTATCCATCCATATTGAGCACCATCTACAGCTAATCTTATTTGAGCTTCATTAGCATATCCTTGAGATATAGCAATTTTTGCTTGAATTTCATTTACATATGCTTGAGCTGATGCTATAAAACCTTGAGATGCTTGTATATAAGAATTAGCATTTGCTATATATCCTTGAGCAGTAGCTCCATAACCATTAGCCGTTCCTAAATAACCTTGAGCTGTCTGTGAAAAACCAGCAGCTGTTTGAGCATATTTATCACCAACTTGACCATAACCAGAAGCTGTTCCTAGATACCCTTGAGCACTTTGGTTGTAACCAGAGGCTGTTCCTAGATACCCTTGAGACACACTTACTTGTGCCTGTATATTTTGTATTCTTGCTGCTACTTCATTAACATAAGACTGTACCTCACTAGCTCTACCTGAAGCTTCTGCTAAAAAACCATTACCAGTAGCCAAACGCGTTTGAGCTGTCTGTCCAAATCCAGAAGCATACTTTAATCTTGAATCAATTTCCAAACCATAACTTTGTGCAGATTGTACGTAAGCATTAACAGCACTTGCATAACCTTGAGCTAAAGATATATCCTGAGCTACCTCAGCTAAATATGTATTAGCAGTAGCTACATATGCTTGTACAGCTTGAAATTTAGCCCCTGTTTGACTACTCATAGCTGCTATCTGACTTGCATACCCCTGAGCTTGAGCAATGTATGCTTCAGCTTCTTTTATATAAGCACTACCCTGCCCTACTATTGCATTTGCCTCTTGAAGATAAGCATTTCCAGCAGTTAATCTAGATTGAGATTCTTGTCTTTTTGCTTCAGCCTGTCTTAATCTTACATCAATTTCAGCAATATACCCATTAGCTATAGCAACCTTAGACTGAACCTCATTTCCAAAACCCTGAGCATTAGCTGTATAACTTTGAGCAGTAGTTATATATCCCTGAATAGCTCTTGCTTTTGCCCCGCTAAAACCAGCTCTTGCACTTATTTCTGCCGCATATCCATTTGCCTGAGCAATCCTAGCTTGAGCTTCCTGAATATAAGCATTACCAGCATCTATAGTAGCTTTAGCTTCTTCAAGATAAGCTTTACCAGTGTTTATAAATATTTGACCAGCAACTGAATAAGATTGAATTTCCTCAGCGTATCCTTGAGCCTGTGAAATATAACCCTGAGCAGATTGTAAGTAAGGAGAGACACCTTCAATTTCTAATTTATAAGAACTCATTATGGTGTTTATTTCAGCTATAGCTACATTAGCTCTTGCCAATTCTTGACTAGCTACAGATACAGTAGCATTTAATTGAGCAATTCTACTTTGACCTTCTTGTCCTCTAGCAGCAGATGCAGTTGAATATGCTTGAGCATATTGTAATCTAGCTTGAACTTCTTTAGCATAACCATCTGCTTCATTTAAACACGCTTGAACTTCTTTTATTCTCATATCACCAATAGATGTCCATTCAGCTAAATGAGTTTTTGCCCTAGCTATTTCTGTTGTAGAAATACTTAAAGCACTATTAACAAGTTCTATATCTTCTGCTGCTAAAGCTCCATAAGCATCTGTTGTAGATGAAGGTTGATTGTTATTAATTACATTTTCAGCGTTATCTAAAGCGGCTTTAACTCTTGTTAATTGTGAATTGCTAGTGAGAAAAGTTTCTTCATCACCAAATACAGATTCATCAGCTCCTATCATTTTATCATATGCAGCTTCAGAAGCTTCTATTGCATTTTTCATAGCCGTTAATGCTGTAGCTATATCTCCAGAAGTTGGGTCATTTGTAAGTATAGTTTCTCCATCGGTTAAATGAGCGTCCATTTTTCCCATAGCAGCATCTATATCAGCTAAATTTGCCCATGCATCATAATCTGCATGAGGAGAATTATTATCTATTAAATTTTGTGCTTGTGTTAAAGCATCTCTAATAGTTGTAAATCTTTTATTTGTACCATCCCACAGTTCTGTAGTATCATCAATATCACCAATAGATGTATAAAAATCAGTAACCTTTCCTTTGGCAACGTCTACTATATTATCTACTTCATCTATAGACGCTTGCATCGCATCTAATGAAGTTCTTATATCTCCGCTACCATATGCACCTGAAAGGTTTTTAGCTTCTTCAAATTCTGTAAAAGCATCTAAAATTGGAGAATCTTTACTACCGCTTGTTTGGGTGGCAACCTCATCAAATTCTTCATTTGCTAAATTTATAATATCATCCACTTTATTTAATTCTGTAACCATTGCGTCACATGCTGTTTCAAACTCTCCTGAATTATCTGTATAAGAAGCTAATTCAGCCGCCTCTGCTTTCGCGAGAACAATCTCAGCCTTAGCAAGAACTAAATCAGCATCTATCTTATCACACACAGCTTGTGTTTCATCCATTTCTGTTATTATCTTAGCCGCCGCTGTATTAACAGCCCCCTCTGAGTCTGTTTCACCTAAAGCTAACAATGCACTAGACTTATCAAATTCTACACTACCCTCAACAATTACATTATCAACTTTGTCAAATTCAGCGCTTGCTTCTACAATTATTTCATCAACTTTATTTAGTTGTGTAACCATTGCACCTACAGCAGTACCAAAATTTCCAGAATTATCTGTCTGCGAAGACATTTGAGCCGCTTCTGCTTTTGCTAAATCTATATCTGTCTTTGCCGTAGCCATTCTTGTAGTAGCACTTGCTAAAGCTGTTCTTATATCTGACACATTAGAAACTGCATTATCTGCTTGAGTGTTAATTAAATCTAATGCAGTATCTATTTTACTATCATCAACCTCAGATTCGGCTTGAGCAGACTCTAAAACAGCTGCGTCAAATTCACCATTAGCAAGATTTATAGCAGCATTTATTTTTCCTGCTGAGGTTGCTATAGCTGCTGTTGCAGTATTTATAGAGGTTGAACCTGAATCAACTAAAGCGGCTGACTCATCTAGCTCAGCGTCTGCAGCCGAAATCTGGGTAGCTGTTTTATCTATTTCTGCATTAGCTAAAGCCACTTCAGCTGCCATTTTGTCGGCCTCTGTATTAGATAAAGCCACTTCAGCAGTTGCTTTGTCTACTTCTGCATTAGCTAAAGCTACCTCTGCTGCCATTTTATCTACTTCAGCATTTGCTAAACCAATTTCAGTTACAGCTGAATCAGATTGTGCATTTATTAAAGCTATTTCAGTATGAACATTATCTGCAATTGATTGTAATTCATCAAGTTCAGTATTCATAGCTGTCATAGCTGTTGTTATATCAGCATTAGATGATTTATCACCTAAAACATTTTGTAATGATTTTATAGAAGCATATATTGGTACTAAATATTCAGCTTCATCAGGAAATACTGCTATAGCAGAATCACCATAAGCTACTGCTGGATATTGAACTTCAGAATATGTTACTGAGCCTCCAGTAGGTAATACATCTAATGAATTATTTTCAATATAATAAATAGGGTCTGTAACTGTAGCATAATTCATATCGTCAGGGTCTGAATATCTACCTTTAAACATAGCTGGAACATCGCGACAAGGCTGAGTAATATCACCATCGCTTCTTAAAACATTTGATATTTTTCCAGTATTTAATGTACTAGCGCTACCAGAAGTAAAACTAACAGAAGCTGTACACAAATTTAAAAGGTTTTCTGGTAGTACATTTATTATTTCTTTAGCTCCATCTGTAAGAAACTGAGTTAATTCAGTTTGAGTAGGAGCGCTACTTCCATCTATTGAAAGACTTGTTAAACCTTCTACCTGTGCTTCAAAAGTAGCCATTATACGCTCGCTACATATAATTCTACATTAACAGTATTTGAATCACTATCAACCATTATATGACTTAAACTTTCAAAGCTAGTAAAGGCTGGTGAAGTATCTGTCTCACCAAGCATAAAGCTAGCAGTGTTTCCAAATAATAAACTTTGTCCAGCTGGAACAACAAACTGAGCACTATCACTAGCTCCAATTACTCCTACGTTAATATTATTAGAACTATCTAAATTAGTTATTCGTAGATATCTTACATCATCAACATCTAAAGCTCCTGCAGAGCTACTAACAGCAGCATCAAAATCAATTATAGTTGTTGTAGCATCTGCTGGAACAGTAACTATTCTTCTATATATTTGGTCTATACTACCTATTTCAAATGTTTTTTTAGAGCCATAATCTTGATTGCCAAGAATTATATCCTCTTGTATCTTAACTTTTAATGTTGCCATATTAACCCCTTAATGCTTTTTTGGCTATTTTTATAAGAGCAATAGGATTAGCTTGTTCACTAGCTGAAGCTATTTCTTCTAATGCTTCAATAGCTACAATAAATTTTGGATTAAAATAATCTTCTCCAAAATCAAAATCAGTCATATCAACTGAATCTATATTAGGCCAACCACTACTTCCGTTTTTGTCCACGTTTTTTCATTCTCTTTCTAGCTTTAGCTGCGGCAGCTTTACCTTTTTTTGTATAAGAATATTTTTTACCACCTACTTTTGGCATACTAATCTCCTTGTCTCCAAGCTTTTTTTGCTCTTTCATTCCATTTTTTGGAATTTTCTTTCATTATATTATTTTGTACTGATTTTATACTATCTTCCATTGTAATAGTAGAAAAATCAACTAAATCTTTGCGTATTGCAGTTGCCCAGCCGCTATCTCTAATAACAACTTGAGTTGTATACATAGGCTCAGAGGCTTTGTTCCCACATGAGCGACAATAAAACCAACCTTCAGAATTTGGTTTATCGCAATGTACACACTTTTTCATTAAGAACCAGCTACAACAAGCGTTAAAATTCTATCTCCGTTTAGACGACAATGCGATATTGATAATACTGCATTATTTGTACTATCTAAAGTTATGATATAATCATAAACGTCTTTTGCTAAGTCTCCAGCAGAACTTGCTTGAGTTCCTTGAGCGGCGTTATGAATAAAAGTTTTTGTTTTTACATTTGATGAATTATAATCTGCCATTTTTTTTCCTTAATTTAAAGTGAGGCGGGAATTATCCCGCCCCACCATATTCAATCTGTATATTGAGCTATTACCTCTCAAATTTAAGATTAGCTAAATGTGATATGTGCTTTATCAGCTGCTAAGCTAAAGACATAATAACTGTCTCCATCACAAATGATAGAACATCTATCTCCCTTTGTTGCTCCACTAATAAAAGTGACAACATCAAAGCCAGTTCCTTCAGAAACTGTTTGAGCTGCTCCATCTTCACCATCAATACCATGACCATGCATATTGTCACCATCATCATCGGTAACTTGCACAGTTACAGCATTAGATGCTACTGTACCAAGAATAAATTCGGCTTGCCAGCCCATTAATTTATTATCTTCAGTAGCACATTCTGGTAATGTGATAGCATAAGCTGCTGCCTGATTAATCATAAAAACACTGCCTGAGTCTTCTGCTGTTAATGTTAAAGCAGCATTGACGTGCCGTATTTTTTTCTTTAAATCAGATACACCACTATTTTGTTCTAAATAATCACTACGCATTATTCAATCCTCCTAATTCAAGTCAGTAAATGAATACAACATATGAGCTTCTGGAATTGTTACTTCCAGACCTGCTTCAGTAAGAATCATATCTTTCCGAAGGTCTTCATCTGCTTGCTGTACGTTAGTAATTACATGAGTATCACGATTTAATCCGTTACCCACCAAAGGTCTATAAGCTAATTGACCCATATCAGCCAACAGCATAAATCCTGCTGACATATTACGGAACAATGGCTCACGAACAATAGATAAGTCTCCATGAACGGTACTCAACTGCATAATACTATGTCCAAACGAACCTTCACGTTGCTGTGCTTGGAAATTATAAGTATTATGAGCTGCGTTACCAGCATCCAAGGAAACATCAATAAAGCTATTGTTTCCAACTTTGTTTAGATAAGAGATAACAGGTAATCCAGCGAGAGCTAGTTTATTATTACTTCCACCGCGAGCGGGGTCGAATAATATTTCAAAGTCTCCCAAAAACGTATCATACGTTACCGAAGCAGCTGCTGCTGCCGCAAAATACGGAGCTCCAGAGCTATATGAAATAGACCCGGGTGACTGTGCTTGACGGTTTACGATGATATGTCCTGCTAGACCTTCTGTAGTTTGGATACCGCTTGAACGACCACGTTGTCCAAATAACATTGCTCTTTCTATATCAACTTTATGTTCTCTTAATTTGAGATTCCAGATTCTCTGCCATTCGTTTGCATACCCTCTATAATTAGTAGCTATTGACGTATTGGTCATTTCTGCTGCTGTCTTAAAGATTTGAGTATAGCCATAATCGTCTTCTAATGATTTAGACCAGACATCTGGCGAACCCGAACCTTCAGCAAACGCAGTACCAATAACCTGTGCTTTATCGCCATCTGCAATTGCATTGTAACCACTCTCAGAGGAGTTACCAACGCTCATACAAGTAACGTCACATACTGTTTCAGTTGAGTTAACAGAAACTGAATCTAAACGAACTACCGCTTGAGATTTTCCATCAACCACCTCAACAGCAACAACCATACCCGGAACTAACCAGTCAACATTGGCTCCAGAACCGTCATCAAAATTAACCACACCAGATACGCCAGCTGCTAAAGAGCCTAAAGCGCTATCAGCATACAATGAACGATTTGTCCAGTCAATTTTACTACGATTTTCTAGGAACCTGAATACTGGGTCAGAAGTAGGTACTTTTGCTATTTTACTCAGGTATACAAAAAAAGGAGATTCTTCTGGGGCTAGTTCAGCAACTCTGTCGCTAAAATCATACAATCGTCTGCTATCTGGGGTTGCCCCATGAGCCGAAGCATGACTATTACCGGCAGTTGTTGCCATATCAGCACTTGATATCTGGCCTCGAATATAGCCAGCTGCACTTGTAGCCATTTTATTTTCCTTTCTTCATTTAATTAAGGTAATCTGCTTCCCATGCCTCCGGCTTTCTTTACTCCATCCCACATTTCATCAAATTCATCTTTGACTGCTGGGGGAGCTCCTTGTAAAGCGCCCGGACTGCGTGGTGCTTGTTTAGCTGCTTTCGCAGCCTCTACCGAATTGCGAACTTCTGGTCTTTTTACATTTCCAGTAGAACCACGCCATACCTTAACTAAAGTGTCAAGAGATAACTGTTCTGTTGGTTTTGTAGCAAAATCCATAAACTGACTTACTTCATTTTCATTCAGTTTGTATTTGTTCTTCAATTCGCTAACCGTATTATTAATCATAATTTGCTCATTCATTTGACCAAGTTGCTGATTAACTGCTTCACTTACAGAGCGTTGCTCTTGCGACACTCTATACTTATATGAAGCTGAATCCGGTTTGTAGTATGCGTCCCAAGGATTAAATTCATCCTCGGACAGCGAAGGTTCTGAACTACTATTCTGATTGACACCATCACCATAACCCTGCTCTTGAAGTTGCTTCTCCGCTAAAGAAGTCATGACATTTTTATATTTGTCATTTTCAGATTGAGCTTTATCATAAAGCCCTTGGAACTTACGTGCTTCCGATTCCCAATCTGTATTCTGTTGCGAAGTCAAATCTTGAGCATTACTTTCTGGGACTTCATTAAATCCCAGAACATCTTCTTCTTGTGTGGTATCATCCTCAAAAAAGGTATCAGTCATACCGTCACTACTACCTAAAACTTCGTCTACGACTTGTTCTTCGGTAGGTTGTATTGCTTCAGCTTGTTCCATGTTATTTTCCTTTCTACAATGTCTCGCCAGCTTCTTGAGCAGAACCCATCATATTTTTGGATTTCTCAGCTGCGAGCTTCACTGCTCCGGCAAGCCTTTCAGCCTGCACTTTGTTAGTTGCTTTAGCATCTGTTTCGACATTAGTAAGTTTGGATTTAAATTTTTCAACTTCAACCCTCTTTCTATCTGCCACCGACTCTCTCTGAGCGGTCTGCAAGTCACCCTGCAAATTTTTGACTTGGCCTTGTAATTGTTCGACCATGCCTTGTAATTGTTGTATTTCTCCAGTTCTTTGTAATATTCCTTCTTTATCAAATATTTCTGGATTCTTTTTCAAAACTTCCTCTTTATCTACAATTCCTAATTGAAATGCTTCTAGATATACATTATACTCAGCCCATTTACTTGTAGGTAATGTAGAACCCGGAGCTATAGATACATCATGTTGATTAACATTATATTTATCTTTTGCTATATCTATTAAAGTTCCGCTAACATCATCATATAGATTAACAGTTACTTCTGTTAAATCGTTGTTAGGCTGTGCAAGTTTAAACATTTTTTGATATGAATAATGACTTTTGCCAAGTCCATACATTACTTTACCTAATCTTGTAATGCCAAATTCTATATCTCTTAATTTAGATTTAGGTCTTTCAGCTCCCAATGAAACCATTTTTTCTGTACCTCTAACTGTATCTGGAGCTTGTTCTGCAAAACCATGCATTAATTCTGGTAAACCAAATGTAAAATCTATATAATGTTCAGCGCTTTGTATTAAACGATAAAATTCAGCAGCTAATGGCGTTGGAGATGGATAATGAGGTTCTCCTTGTGAACTGTCTACTTCTATTACAGCATTAGGATTAGCCCAATCTCTTTCTAAATCTCCAATATTTTCTACACTTCCTAATGGAACTAATAATTTAAGACCTGCTGAAGCTTGAGCATGAGATATAGCTAAAGACCAAAGTTTATTAAGCAATCTTTGCATTGGTCTAGCTCTAGAAATATCAGAGCGAGGATAAGGTGTTCCTGTATATACATTTGGTAGTGGAACAATAGGATATATATCTATATTTAATATAGATTCATATAATACTATTTGCCCTACAGTTGCTATAACTGCAACTCTAGTTTGTAAGACTTCTTCATATTCCATCAATCCACTTTCAAATACATCAGGGTTTTCAGCTAAAAACTGTTGAAATTCAGGTTCGCTTAATACTTGTTCTTCCTGAGTACGCATATCTGCTATTCTATAAAATGGTACTTTTGTCTTAAAAAATCTTTCTAATACTTGATAATATTCACTTCCACCATAATCTAAATCTTTTGAAGCATCGGGATATACAGTATAAATACTATTTTTATTTTGAGGAGAAGGATAATCTTCATCTGAATGAGTACTTATATCTTTTATAAGACCGTCTACCATTTCACCAGTTTCAGGGTCTAATTGAGGCCCTAATTCCGGATAGAGGCGAAGTACTTGTTCTTCAGTCAGTATAGTAGACAATATGATACTATCAGCATCATCAAAAAACCTGTCCCTAGATGAAGGTGGAACATAGACACGAAACGGATTTACACTTGTGAACTTGACATCGCCCCTACCGAAATCAGATTCATTATCAACATAAGCATATAAATATCCTAATCCTGTTACTGCATAATCATGTATTGCTTGTTTCATATGAACATCACCACTAGACATCTCCCAACAATAACCCAATATAAGACGCCATATTTTGGATAATTTTGCATCTGAATCTTCTCTTGGAATAACTGTAAATGCTGGAGGACTAGCTGTTATAATACTTTTTAATTTTTCAACTGCTGGGCCAATTCTATCCATTGGCACTGCAGCTTGATTAACAGCAGAAAGGTCATCACTTTCATCTGTTGTATAATGATTTCCTGAATAGAAATCTATATCAGAACGTGCTTCTGTATCCCAAGATGAACGCGCATCTCTCCAGCGTTGCCATAATTCTTGATTCTCTTGAGCTCTAGGGTCTAATTTTATATTGGGCATACGGCGCCAAAGTTAATAATATTTTTTTTAAGTGTCAAGTATTTCTTAATCCGGTCATCCAATTATATACTTTTCCTCTCTTCGCTCTTTTTTTACTAAGATTTTTATACTCGCTTTTTTTCATTCTAGCACTTGAAGGAGCTTTAGCGTAATAATCAGCATAATACAGTCCATCCATTAAATCATCATGTCTTGGAAATGGATGTTCAAAAAATTCATCAACTAATTCTGTCATACTGCGCCTTATAAACAATTTTTTAGAATTAACTATAGGGCCAAGCGTTGTTTCAAGTCTATCTTCTTTTTTTATACCACCCGGAGGTTTAACGCCTTTGAATATACCCGGAATAAGTCTTTTGTCGCTATGAGCAAGTCTTGTTACCATATCTCTTACCATTTCCTGAGCAGCTACTGTTTCTATTGTAGCTCTACGTACAGGAGAATATTTATTAGCCATATCAACAATTATTTGTGGTAAATCAAATGTAGGTATGCGTTCACGAAAATATTCTAATACATAACGGTTTTTTTCTTTATCCATAGCTATAACCATTATTACTTGAAAATCTGATGTATTTGTAGCTGTTGCTGCTATATCAACTCCAATATAAACATTAACAGGTATCATTTCATCTGTAGTTGCTAAATAGGCCATTCTATCTATAGATTTAAATTCATGAGCATGATATTGTATTCTATCTATTTTAAATGATGCTGTAGATATATCTCTTGCATCATTCATATACTCCTGTGCAAACTTATTAACTAAACCAGCTTCTATGAACTCTCTTTTTTTAGCAGCAAGTTTTTCTTTTGAAAATTGTTCAGGCCATATAGGCTTATCATTTTCAATAGCTCTAAAGAAAGTTAAATCCCATGGATATGTTCTACCGTTATCAGTAGCTTCATTATATCCATCATATATCATTTGTAAAAAACTATCAAAATGCACAATAGTACCACATAGCCATATCCAACCTTCTCTACCAGCAGATTCTTCTAATGCAGGATATATAGTAGATACTACCCATTTTTTAATTTCAGCTCTACGTTCTGGTGTTTTAGTATTTAACTCAGATTCAAAGTCATCAAGTATAATACCAGTATAACGTACATCTAATTCAGAACGACCACGTAAGCGCTGTGAAGTACCTTTTGCTATCATTCTATCGCCTTTACCAGTTACAATATCTTTTTCAGTCCATCTATTACCATAGGTATCTCCAGCCATATCGCCAAAATAGTATCGAATAAACTTATTTACTTCTAAATGTGTCTTAACATATTTTAAATGGTCAATAGCTTGACCTTGTTCTTCAGCAATCCAAGCAATAAACTGCTGTTCTTCTTTAGGACTAAATAACATTTTATGTAATATTGCTGCTTTTGATAAAATAGATTTACCAAAACCCCTAGGAAGTATATTGCATATTCTAGCGCCGGGTTTAGTGCTAATTAATTTTTTTGCTATTTGTTTATGGAATTTTGGAGAAGTACTTTTATTTAAAAAATCTTTAGGTAGAAATGCTCTTCCAAAATAAAGTAGGTCTTTATATGAATTAGCTAATATTTCATCAGCTTCCTTCATTTCAGAAGGAGAAGGGTTTATGTTAAAATTATTGACTTTATCCAATTTACAAATTTATATATACTATAACAAATTGGCACTGATACTACTGGATGCACTGCCGGTACTAGGTATATTATCATTATCATTAATTTTTTCACTTTTTTTCTCCTTTTTCTTTTTTTTAATTACTTCTATATCTAGCCAATCGCCAAACCAACTTTTTGTCATGATAACCCCACTACGTTATTACTTTTACTGGTATTTGCAAATATTAATATATCACCATCACCAAATACAGAATGACAAAATATACAGTAATAACTTTTAGGTTGACCATTATCTTCAAATATCACCATCTTATCATCATTTGTTACTTGTCTTTCACAAACAGAACAATTATCACTATGAGTAATAACTACTGGCATATTCTCTATAGAAATATTACTGAATCCATCTTTAAGCAGAGTCTTTTTCTCCATGAGATATTAATTTTACACTAGCTCCACCAAGTTGAGCTAGTTTTTCCTTACTAAAGCCTTCAAAAACAGCAAGTGATTCTGTTTTCTTTTCCTTTGGAAACATACCAGCTATTTTCATTAGCATCTCCAAAGCTCTAAGTTTATCTGAATCTCTAGCGCCATCATTGTCAACTATCACTTTTGCTTTTTCAAGCAAATAATCTTCATCTATACCAGCTTTTAGCATAGACTGTTTTATTTCTTCACTAACCAATTTACTCACCCTTTCTGTTTTAAGCAAGGCTGTTGCCTGATTATTAGCATAATCCTCTCTATTTGTAGGATATACCTTTAAGTACGCTTTTGTAGGATTCATACCTTTAGCAACATACTTAGCAAACAAACGCTCTCTACGTGATAGATTTGACTTATTTGCTCTATGCACATTACTACTTTCATGCCTAGACAAGCTATATATGTTTTTAGGTGGCAATCCAGACATTAGGTGTTTACGTTCACTATGTCTAGTACCTAATACAGTAGTAACTAATTCACCACCACTTTTCATTGGTAAGCGCTTTAATACTCTACAAACCTGACCATCATCAGTCATAGTCCATGATTCTGTAGGTGCATCACGCCAATTATCATAGATATGTTCATCAGAATACACTTCCTTAAATTCATCTATGTCTTCAAACACAGGCTGTTTAACACCTTTTACTAATTTATACCGCGCCACTACCGACCTTATTACTTGTTATTTCTTAGCCTTATTGGCATTTTTTCCTCCGGACGCGGCTATGTTGCCGTTTATCTCTTTGCCCCATATAAATGTTTTACCATTTACTATGTCGACAACTTCTAAACGAAAATCTCCATTAGGAAACCAAGTTGCTACTCCAAAAGCATGAGCCCAGTTAACTTGCCTACCATTTAACCACATATTTGTTTCTCTTGACATATCCTTTAAACAACCCATAGAAAAAGCATGATGTGCACCATCTACATGGGTAACACCAGCCCTTTGTACGTCATGAGTATGTCCATATACTATATTTTTACCTAAATTCATAGTATGTTGCCTAGTATGGTTAATTGTAGAGTAATGACCTCCATGATAGAAGTATAACTTACCTATACGCATAAGTTTGCCATATGGATAGTATTTATAACCCCTTGCATCAAGGCTCATAATATTCTTATACTTGTATTTATTCAAATATGGGTATTCTTCTACAAACATATTTAACCAATTATCATGATTTCCTTCAATCATATGCTTTTCTTCGCATTTTACCTTTTTTAACGCTTTATCAAACAAATCAAGACCAGCATTAACCTTAATTTGCTCTGTTTCTAAGTCTTCTATAACATATTCTAATGGTGGGCGCTTACGCCTTTTATACTTAAATGGAGAAACACTCTTCCATTCGCCTAAATCACCCAAACATACGAATATATTAGGTTTTATTATTGGTATAGCCTTTATTACACAGTTTACTGCAGCATCATCCTGTAGTGGAAAATGTACATCTGGTATAATAAGCGCTCTACGCTGTTTATTTTTCTTTATTCTTGCCATGCTTCCTACTATATAATACAATGTTATTGTTTTTACGCGACATATCGGTAGCTATATCATCTCTTAACATACCAATAGCTATCTTGCCGCCTTTTTCTTTAAAGTCTTCAGCACCTTTACCCATAGCTTCTAATACAACTAAGTGTCTTAGATTGCAATCACAGCACCATAAGTAAAAATGCGCTTCAGCATCAACTGCAAAAGCCTCACTGTCAAATGTTTTAATGTTCATTCTGCACTATTGGTACTACTACGTTTTCAAAGTACTGACAATCATAAGCTTTACAAGGCTTATTTGCGTACCTACTGTCTATAACTTGATGTAGTACTCCGTTTTCGTGTTTCATCATAGCTCCTATGCATATTTTATTAACCCAGTTACAGCAATGCTTCTTAGCTTGTGCCATCTTTTTATTCTTTTCTGAGTCTAGCACAGCGGAAGTTAAGCAATATTATTATAAATGTCAAATTTGCAATTTTTAGGCTTTGTAATATATATATAATAATATAGCTATTATATATAATATATACTATACGCATATAATAGTTATTTCTACTACTATACTATACTATATATATTATACAAAAACTTGAAAAAAATTTTTCACAAATATTTTGAGGTTTTATAGCGCTGTTTTAAGGAAAATGCAAAAAATAGGGTCACTTTGGGTGTGGGTCTTTTATGTGCCCCCGTACCCGGTCGTCTGTTTTTCGAGTTGTAGGGAATTTAGTTGAAAATTAATTATACATAATATATATTATACGTCAATGGGTTATAATTGCTTGTATTAGCAATAATAAAAGCAAAGCAAGACACAAACAAACTATAATTGTTTACTTGTTTTATTGTTTTATTTAAATCTTGACACTAATCAAATCAATACACTATATTAACAGTGTTAATTAAATAACTAACTAACTAAAAGGATAAACAATATGGTTAAATATACTAATGCTCAAGTATCAGAGATTAAAGATTCATTGTTTACTGATATAGTAGACGGCAATGAAGTATTTAATACTAAAGCCTTTGATGATTGGGTAACAATGCAAGAAGCTAAAGGAAATACTTTTCCCAAAGCTAGAACGGGCAAAGTAGTTGATAATGAAACTATAGCTAAACTAAAAGCTGAGTTTACAACTGCAATTAAGAAACTGCCTAATGTTACACCAACAGGTAAAAAAGGATTTGTAATAGATGGTAATGACCAACTAATACAAGTTCAGCCATTATTTAGGGTAGTTGAAGCTAATAAAGCTGGAGTTAGTGAGGCTAAGTATAAGGAAGTATACAAAGCTACTGCAAAAGCTCAGAATATTAAGACACCTAAAAAGGATACTACCAAGCAAAACAAGTAATTGTAATATTGTTTGCAATAAATCAAGCCTATTCATATCTTGGATAGGCTTTTTTTATGATTTATTTTAAGATACACATACTAAAACACTCCAAACCCTCGGATTCAATACTTGGATAAACTAAATATATATATCAATCGCCATTCTACCAGAGTTATCGCTAAAGATTATACTACAGGTAAAAGTGAAGTAGTACACCATACAACAAAAGCGACACACTACCAAACAGCGAGAGATATGGTAATTAATCACTTAGCAAAGTATTATATTCAAAAGTATAATTTGCGTATAGTTGTATTTGATAATGTAATAAAAGAAGTTATAACATACAGACCAGATAAAAGCGTACCTCCAGAAGATAAGTACAAAGGTTTACCTGCGTCAAATAGATATATACCGGATAAACTTGTAGAGTTTGAAGCTAACGGCTCACGCTATAAAGTAGATAAAGATTTTAATCTGTACACTGAAGATAACAGTGCGTATTATAGAAATATAAAGAAGAGTAGACTGCGTTATTTAACATCACAGTATGATAATGATAGAATGAGCGCAGATACATTTGTTTATGAACTAAATAAAGCAATAGATAATAGATGAGTAGCGACAATATACTAGCAACCTCCTACCACATCGCTTCGCTATTCATCTTCTATTGCGAAAGAAAAGAACTATGAAAGAACAAGATAAACTATCAATTTATAATTACGCTGAAACTATGAAGTCAATAAGAGCTATAGAGCGACAGTATTGGGTTGGTGATGGTCATATAGAGGCGGCAAAAAGAATTCATACACTAAGAAGTGCTATGTTAAAATACAGGCGACAGTTTTTAATATATAGAATATTGGAATTTCTACGCCTAAGATAAAACTTATCAAAGAAAGCACAGCGACAAGTAATTGTCGTATGTGATAACAAATAACATAAAAGGAAAAGCGATGCAAGATACAATCTCAGTAAAAGGATTGCATACCGCCTTGAACGATAAGGACTACATTTGTAGTTCATTATTTGCTTCAAATATAGCGTCAGCAATTCATGCAAAGCCTGTTGGAGGTGCGTTTCTATACGGCCCTGCCGGTACTGGAAAAAGTCTGCTTCCACAGGTGTTATCTGAGATTCTTGAGCGTAAGCTATACTTCCATCAATGTTCAGCAGGTACTCGCGAAGATGACCTATTGATGCGTATTTGGCCTAGTGAAGAAACTACTTCAGGCGTCAAAATAGAATATGGTAAAATATTCGAAGCGTCAAAAGCATCACAAAGCGAGAAAGTTGTTGTTGTATTAGATGAATGGGATAAGACAAAACCTAGCGCAGATGGTTTCTTTCTAGACTTTCTGCAATATGGTCGCTTATCTGTGCCTAACGGAGATGATGTTAAGGCGAACTTAGATAATATGATAATATTCTTTACTGCGAACGATGAACGTGATTTCTCAGAAGCTTTAATGCGTAGGTTTCCTAAAATAGACCTAATGCCATTAACGCCAACACTTGTTAATAAGGCACTGAAGAAAACACATAAGAGTAGCCCGTTTCGCCCTAATGCTATTAGTCTGTATCAAAAATGTCTGATGGCGGATATGCCCAAACCTGCAACTATACAAGAATTGCGTCAATTATTAGATGCTATTACATTTCTTGGTAAAGGTGCTGATTGGGATACGCTAGTATATCAATACATAACAAAGACAGAAGAGAATCATTCATTACTTAGCGAAGCTGAGAAAAATGAATGGCAAGACTATAAAGAAGAACAAAAGTCTAAATTAACGCCTGAAGCATATATTAAGGCGTTTGGTGAAGACAAGAAAACTTCTAATGGCGTTGAGATGCCTAAAATGTGTGATTTAAGGAACTTTGACAGTGACTTTGATACTGTACAAGGCATTTCTAATGATGACGACATATACGGCGTTATTAATCGTGATGACGAAGCATATTCAGTGATAACTGATACAGTCAGCGATATGCCAGAAGAACCACAGTTCCTCGATTGGGCGGAAGTACGTAATGATTGCATTATTGCTAAAAAACCTGTTCCACTTGAACACGCACACGAATTTATGACTCGATTTAGTAGAACCACCGCAAAAGGTGAAATGGTATTCACTACCGATGATATATCACTTGATGAGATGCGTAGATTAGTTCGTGGCAAGTATACAAAACACAAGTATTCCGCTGAGGAAATTATTGCTCGTGAAACATATACTGAGCGTGACAAGACAGTTAAAAAGGATAAGGTTGATGTGCGATGGAAAAATGGTAATACAGAGATAATTGTTAATGTAGGTCATATTATGCGTTTGCTAATAGCTATGCAAATGAATAGTAAACATAACTTACTACAATTACCGGAAGTAGCACAACACAAAGGTATTACTACACATCCTTTGCTTAGTATTAGCGATATTGTACCATTTTATCTTAAAATAACAAGACCGCAAGATAAAATAGGCAATCTGATGCTCAAGAATCTGAAGCGCACAAACAGTTATTGTCAAATGCTTATGCCTAAACCTCCACAAAAATACAGCGATATTGATATCTCTGCTAGAATAGATGATTTATACACTAGAAAAGCTAAGTTTCAATATACAACTGTACCGGATGTTAAGGTAGTTAAAGCGAATGGTATACAAGTAAGACTTACAAGTCTAAATACGCACCATGATTATGATGGCAATGATACTGTTTATGTCAGAATCAACGATGCGCCTGATATAAATGTATTTAAGTTTGCTCTTGGGCTAGTTGAATACATACCATTATATAGGTGTTTCAAAGCGAATAGAAAAGAAACAATGGCTGATATGCAATCTACCGGTTGGAAAGTATCACCAGACAACCTTGATGCGTTGTCTAAAAATGATACTAACTGTTTATTCGTATCAGACCATGTGATAGTTTGGCGTAACTTTTGGGCAAGTGAGAACTTAAACACAAGTAACGTATCACTATCTAACAGAATAAAATCGACAATAGCGTTGTTAAATACATTAAAGGACACTTATGAAGCTAAAGATTAATAGAAGCTGGCGTAAATGGAAAGATGAAAACAATGACAGACACGCTCCTAGAGTGGTTGTCGGTAGTGAAGAGGGGTCTGGCGCAAGTCAGACCTCTCGCCCTAGTCAAAATACTGCATTAAAGAATTTTAAAGTTAAAAAAGTTTCAAATGCTAAATTAAATAGCAAATCAAATAAAATGTATGATGCCGGTAAGGAATTATACGCTAACAATAATATTGTGTCTAAAAAAGGCATATCAAAAACTCGCAGTAAATCTAAAACGCCTGAATATGATATTGGCAAGATTGAACGTATGACTGAAAATGTATATGAACAGTTAAAAGAACAAGGTAATCGCGGTAATGATGCTAAAGTACAAGAATTAGATGAGCGATTAGATAATATATATGATTTTCAAAATCAATTAGAATATAGTATTCATAACTTTTATAAAAAAGATAACAAAGAAAATAAAGTAGATGAAAAACAAGAGTTTGGTTCAAATCAATTTTGTGCGCCTTCTTTAGGTATAAACTACTATAAATCAAGAAATAGGCGTTATGGTACTGAATTCGCTAATTTAATAGCTAAACTAGCTGAAGATAATACTGGTTCAGACACAGAAGGCGATGAATTTTGGGATGAACACTTATTAACAGAGCGTGTAGTAACAAAATATGCTATAAATAAATGTAAAAAAGACAGAGTTAAAGAGCGTATAGTATTAATGTTAGACACTTCTCCATCTTGTAAGCGTGTTGCTAATTTTTATGGTCTTATTGCACAATTAGCAGCTAAATATGATGATATAGAATTATATGATGCACCTAATGGTAGAATTGTACATAAATATTGCAGGCGTACAAAAGATTTTATTCCAATATGGAACGAACAAGACATACAAAATAGAGCGTATGATTGGAAATATTTAAAAGATAGAACTGTGTTAATATTTACTGATACTGATGCAACTAGACCTGTGCGAGAGAATATAGGTGTAAATAATATAGTTTTTATGCACCATAAGAGCGAACGTGATTCTTTATATCGCTCAGAATTTAAAAGACTTGTTAAAAGATTAGTAAAATCCGGAAATAGTATTTATTATGATATAGATAGCCCGGATAAACTCGTGGAGGTAATTAAAAAACTTAAATAATAACAAAAAAAGGAGCGTAATATGTCTAAACAACAAAGTTACTACATCTCTTTAACATCGGATGCCCATGCGGCTTTCAATGTTAAAGTTGCTAGTAAAACTGAAATGGAAAAAGCTAAACCGCTATTTAGTAATTTAGTAAGTCTATGTCAAAATTCGCTAAACAACAGTAGTACGCCACAAGAGTTCTTCAAAGAGCTTAAAGGGCGACTTGAGAAATTTAGTGAATTTACTGCTTTTTTTGAAACTAATGCAGTTTCAATGGCGACAGCTATCACACAAATGCGTTTTCATACGATGTTAGTTGATAGTTGGGATAAACAGTATGCTAAAATACTATGTACAAGAATGGGCGAAAAGGATAAATCTTATGATTTACCGCCACCATCTATGGTTGTTAATTTAGAAAGCAAGACGAGAGCAAAGCTGAGCGATAAAAACTACATCGATGCATACAATAGTGTTGGTGCGGTAGAAGTTAGCTATGGCTTTATGGATGAAGATGGCGCTAAACTAGATAAAATTAGCAAAGATGTGCCTAAAGAAGCTATTCAAGAAGCGATTGACACCATGATGAATGATGTTGAAAAGCTGCATAGAAAAGCTATAAGAAAAGTTCTTGTAGATTGCGGTTTAGAGCCTAAAAGCGGTGAATTATCTGTTAATGATGATTTTATTGGTGCAATAAAGCGATTAGGTACTCAAAAAGGTGATAAATATCAAGCTAGTAATAAAATGCACGAATTGATTGACAAGATGAATATCAAAGCGTCTGATGATTTTGATGATATACTTAGTAAGTTAATGTCAAATCCAGAAACGCGTAAGTTAATTCTTGAAGATTTCAAGAGATGGCGTGCTGAAAAAGATGGCGAAGATGATGAATTTGCTGGAATGATGCCAATACCGGGAGAATTTGTAGCTGAAGCATAGTAATTGTAGGTAGATGCCGTAATAAAGCTAGCGCCCTACAAATGGATATGGTTATGTGATAACTTGTAGTTTTTGTTTATAGGTATTCATTTTCTACAACAGGTTCGCAACCTGCATATCCACTGAGTCGCAACAAAGCGACTCTTAACAAAAAAGGAGTATTGTATGAAAGATACAACAGATTGGGAATCTGAAGCGAAGAAATATAAATCGCTTTATGATAAAAATCTAACTCCTGATGATGATAGATTGCTTAATATGCTCGCCACTAATGGCAAAAGCGAGTTTTCAGATGAAACTCTGGAAACTCACATGACTTTTGGCACTAAGCAGTACACTAAGTTTAGTCTAATATCAGGAAATCGCGATATGAGCGATAGCCATATCGATACGCTTGCTGAGAAAATCAAAACAGGAGAAAACTTTTTAAAGTATTGTCCTATTATGGTTGATGAGCAAATGCGTATACTTGATGGGCAGCATCGTTTTTTCGCTGCTCAAAGAGCAGGTGTACATATATGGTACAATATTGTTGTAGGTAAAGTCAATCTTGACACTGTTGCGAGAATCAACGAAAGTCAAAAGAAATGGCAACCTAGCAATTTTATCCATATGTACGCTGATATGGGTTATGTCGAATATCGAACATTTGAGGAGTTTATTAGTAAGGACAGAGGTTATCATTTGTCGCCTTCTACTGGACTCTTATTGTTTGGTAATCAATCAATGAAAACTCTGCGTTCAGGAGATTTGCAACTTGTAGACCTTCTTTACGCTGAGAAAATGGCAGATGCGCTGCTAGATGTACAAAAATACGTAAAGTTTGCAACGTACAATCGTTTTGCAAATGCTTTTAAGCGCGTTTTTGAACACGAAGAATACAACCATAAGCGTATGATGAAAAAGTTAGAACAGAGAAAGCACACTATCAAAAAGCTGACATCTGTTACTGATTATATTCGCTTAATAGAAGGAATCTACAACTATAATATGCACGTAGATAAGAAAGTTCGCTTCTTTTAAGTACGCCTCCCTTTACTATAATATATATAATATATAGTAGTAAAGTAATGTATAGTAATATGCGTAGTATATAAATTATATATATACTACGCTTTACTATATATATAATATATAATACTATAAATACTTATAAAAGAAAAAAATAATTATAAAGAAAAAGAAAAGTAATAAAAGAAAAAGAAAGGAAAAAGCGTATGGGATTTGATTTATATGGTTTAAAACCAAATAATCCTAACAATTTAGTTAAACCAACACTTCCTCCGGAACTTATAAAAAGCAAAATGAAAGAATATTATAATGCTATTGATAAGTATGAAAGCGAAGTTGTTGGTTATTACTTTCGTAACAATGTATGGTTCTGGCGACCTTTATGGATGTTTGTTTGTAAAAATTGCTCAGACATACTAAGCGAAAAGAATATGGAAATGGGTACTTATAACGATGGTCATAAGATATCCAAAACAAAAGCAACGCGCATAGGTAAAAGACTTAAAAAACTTTTGCGTGATGGCACTGCTAAGGATTTTGAAAAACTTAACAACTCAGGGTTTGATAGCGATGGAAACAAGATAGAAGTTAGTTATCCATTCTACACTGACAATGTTGAAGAGTTTGCAGAATTCTGTTTAAATAGTGGTGGATTTAGAATACATTAACATAAGGAAAAGCGAATATGATAACAATAGCTAATCTCATAGCGAACTTTTTCATATTTTCATTAGCGCTTTTAATGTTTACTGTTGCATCTTTCTTAATATACATAGTATTAAGCGAGTGGATTGGTAATGGTAAATGGAAAAAGCGATGGTAAATAGCAAATCATGTTTTTTTGTTTTTTTAAAAACATTTGGAAGCTAATACTATGGTTTATAACTTCGTAACTCACAAAGGATAAATCAACAATGAAAAGGAAAAGTTCAAGAGATATACCGCGTAGCCGTTCTTTTAGATGTACTGATAAAGTATGGTCACATTTTAAGCTAATATGTTTTTTGAACGAAGTGCATATCCAAGACCAATTAGAGGAATTGATATGCGACTATGTTGAGAATAATAAAAACAAATCAGTTTATGTAGACGACAAAAAAGATGTCAGGCGTAAAAGAGATATATCAACAATATCTTCGTAGCATACGCGATAAAAAGAATGCATCTCGATACAAAGGGATGGAATCTTTCTTTCACTCCTCGCGAGCAGGGTTATGTATGCGTAAGCATTACTATGGCTCTGTCTCGCAGGTTGAAGGAAAAGAAGTAGAAGATAAAACACTTCGTATATTTAGAATAGGCGATTTAATACATACCGACATACAAGATGCTATGCGTTGGTATGCTGATAGCAATGCATTGCCTATATTCATAGAAAAAGAATTATTTATAGACGAGTACAACGTCAGAGGATTTATAGACTTAGCGTTAGTATCAGATGATATACTAATAGATATTAAGACTTGTAATTCTTGGAAATGGCGTAGTTTGTTTGGTAGAAAATTTCAACCAGATTTACCAGAAAATTATGCTTTACAACTTGCGACATATGGAATATGGTATGAACAAGAGTATGACAAATTAAATGGCATGAAACTTTTATATTACAATAAAGACAATTCAGATATGCGTGAAATAGATGTACCTATGTCTATGATGCAAAGAGCGCATGACTACTGGACAGCGACAGTAGAAGTAACTCAGGGACAGCCTGAACCCCCAGCCCTTGAGCTGGGAACAAGCCCCGTATATGAATGGGAGTGCAACGCTAAATACTGTGATTACTTTGATATATGTGGCGGTATAAAGAAAAAATGATAATGATAGATATAGGTTGGGTAATGATTGGACTAGCGTTAATACTATGGATAGTTGGATTGGTAAAAGCTTTTGAAAAAAATTAATACAGAAAATGTTGTCAGTTCTTATAAGTGGACAAACAGAATGTTTGGTTCGCCAAAAGCATACAACAAAGGATTTTATAAAAATAAAAATGATGCTCGCATATTAGACCTGTTACACTACTTTGGAAAAGATTGGAAAAATTGGTTTGATGATAATATGTATACAGGTTTTAATAGTCGCGGTATAATTAGTAAAACAAAGAAAGGAGTTAAACGTGGGAAGAGCAATAGATGTTGAAAAGCGCTTAATGAAACTTGAACTTGAAGTGAGAGACATTAAAGAAGTTCTAAAGTCTGTAATGGGTAAAAGTAAGCGTAATAAAGAATCTGAAAAAAGGTTGAAAGATGAAACTAAAGAAGAGTTTCGTGAAGCACCATCTTCAAGTGCGGCCTATTTTCCATATAAGGAACGTAAAAAGGAAAGCAGTAAAAAGGAGAAATAAATGAGTAATACAAAATTGTGGGATAGTGTCGAAAAGACAGACCCAAAGTTTACTAAAAAAGTTAATCAACGTGGCGGTTTTACTGCTATTGGTGCTCAGTACCAAGTGCGTAAAGCTACTGAAGCGTTTGGCCCTTTTGGAATAGGTTGGGGAGTCAAAGAAGAGACATTCCAACGCTATGAAGATACAGGTCTTGTTCTGTATCAAGGAACGCTTTGGTATAAATATGGAGAAGATAATGGCGAAGTGCCGATTCATTCTTCTATTAAGTACCATGCTAACAGTAGAGTTGATGATGACTTTGCAAAAAAGGTAGCAACAGACGCTATGACTAAAGGATTATCCAAACTTGGTTTTAATGCTGATGTATTTATGGGGTTATTTGATGATAATAAATATGTTAGTACACTTAAAAAAGAGTTTAATCATAGTTATAATGGTGCATCAAAAAAGGTAGACCCTAAATGGCGTGAAAAAGTAGAAGCTGAAGCTGAAGCTCTACCTGATGAACATAAAACTACTGTTCTTAATGCTTTATCTACAAATAGAATAAATAGCACTAACTGGGAAGCGTCAGTTAAAAGAATGCAAGAGTTAAAAACAACTGCAAGTGAGTAATATAAACGATATCCTCGGTAAAGCTACGCCAAAAAAGGCGTACTATGAAGAAGAGCTTGTAGAAGAAATACAACCCGGCACCTATAAAGCTAAAATTGTTGGTTTACGCAGTAAACTATCAACTAAAGTAAAAAGTGGTGCTGAGTGCGACATATATTGGCCTCGCTACCAAATAGATGAAGACCATCCACAGTTTGGCAATATGCAAGTACGCGATAACGGTTTATTTCGTTATAAAGAATGCGAACCGCATAGAAATGTCTACTACAAGAAATTCCTTGATAAACTTGGGATTGAATTAAAGAAGGTCAAAGAGCAGGGTAAGGTTGTTTACGAATTACCACCGCTACTTGATGATATGATAGTTAATAAAGAAGTAATGATAACAGTACACGAGGAATCATGGATGTCAAACAAAGGAAGAAAAAAGGCTATAGTGGCGACCCTTACGAGGGTTTTAGATGGAAAGATTTCCCTTCCGCATACCCAATAGCAAATCATTTTAAAAATGAAAACACAATCACAGACACAGAAGCGATACTTCTCTATGGAGAAACGTCTGTCGCCTATCAAATATCAGTATTAAAATCTATAGGTTACAGATTTAAATATAATCGTAAAAGATTAGGTTTTATGAATTATTCGCATGAATGGACAATAATAAGGGATTAATATGCAATTAGCAATACACTCGCCTGAAACTGAAAAAGCATTATTAGGGCAAATATTAGTTGATAACGATGTAATAGATAAGGTTGGCGGACTTATACCTGACCCTGAAGTATTTTATACTGACACAAATCGACAGGTATGGGAAGCTATGAACTCTATGCGTAGAAATGGAGAAGGTGTAATTGATATAGTTACACTACTCTCAAAGTTTAAACCAAACGATGATAAGGTTACAGGTTATTATTTGACGGGTTTAATGGAAAATGTACCTACCACCGCAAATGCAGAGGGCTATGCTAAAATTCTATATGAAAAATGGCTTATACGCAAGGTTGTAAGAAAATCTCAAGAGATAAAAAATCTTATGGGTGTTGGCGGAGAAAAAGCATATGAAGTATTACAAAAGTTAAACAATGAAATAGAAGATATACTGAACTTAAAAACTAGAGAAAAATTTAATTTAAGTACTTTAGTTGATAATACTATTGAAAGCATTAAAGCTCATAACACACTAATACCATATAATTATGGTAATCTTGACAAACTGACAGGTGGAATGACGCGTGGTGAGATTACAGTTATAGCGGGCAGACCCGGGCACTTTAAATCTACAATGATGCTTAACATAGTTAGAAATTTAGTATACACAGGTCAAAAAGTATTAGTATTCAACAGAGAAATGTCTAATGTTGAAATGATGAAAAAACTTATTGTTATGGAATCAGACTTTATCAGTTATGGAACATTACGCTCAGAATCTATGAGCAGTTCAGAAGAAAAAGACTTAGAACTATCTAAGGGTAGAATTAAAGATAACTTTCAAAACTTAATGATGTTTGATAATATATTTGATATTGACCAAGCGATGAGAGAAGTAAGAAAACATAAACCTGATGTTGTAGTTGATGACTATATTGGTTTGATAGATGTTTTTGGTGTTGATGATAATAGACTACGCGTTGATTCTATTATGAAACAATATAAAAGAGCTGCTAAAACACATAATATGTGTGCATTATTAGTATCTCAGTTGAACAGAGAATGCGAGTCAAGAGCCAATAAACGCCCTATATTACGAGACTTACGGGATTCAGGCTCTATTGAACAAGATGCTGAAAGCGTACTATTTATGTACTATGATTATAGATATAATTTTCATGATAGTGATAGTGGTGAAAATGAACTAGAAGTTATATTAGGTAAAAATCGTTATGGTAGAACAGGCTCAGTTAGACTTGGAGTACAAGGCGATAGGTGTAGTATATTTAACGATACAGAAACTGCGTTAAAGGATATGTATCAAATTTTAAAAAGGAGAAAACAAAATGGTAGTAAGGTATGACAAGAAAGAAGCTGAATTTATACTTGAGTGTTTAAAAGATTATAAGCGTTTAGTTAAAAAGTATTATGGTAATTCTAGCTTAATACTTTCAAAGCTAAGGATTTCTATAAAAAAGGCTGAGCGCGGTAAAACTGAAACTATAAAAGAAGAAAAACTTATATCAGAAAAAGAAGCGAGAGGAGCATCTTGTGAAAAATGCGAATAGAAAACCTACAATAAAAGAACTTGCTACGCGTATAACTAAAATAGAGCTTTACTTACAAAAAGTAATAAATCCTAATTTAAACGCTACAATGAATATGTTTGAGCAATATCTTGAGTATAAAAATGACCTAGAACCCTTTACAGAAAGGATGAGTAGTAAAATAGATGAGCAAATCAAAAGAGCATCAAAAGAGGGGCAGACGCAATCGGCAACGGGGAGCGGAACTCCAAAGACAAGCAGTGAAGATGGCAAAAAGCTTCAAACTGGAAGCACACAACAGGGACAGGGGAGGAGCGCAACACGAAAAGGGAGACATAGAAATAAACGGTAAATATTATGGTTGTAAGCGCAGAAAAGTTGTTCCTAGATGGGTATTGCCTGAAAAGAAAGAGATTGGCGTAGTGTTTAGAGCAGATAGAATGAATCCATATATTTCTATTCCATTGGAACATTACTTATTATTAATATCATTATTGGATAAACAATTTGAACAGTGAAACAGGTATGTGGCACTGTTTATACGGGAGCATAGGCAGTAAGTAAGCTGTTTATTTGGTTGGCAATGAATATGGGGTCGCTGCGGAGTTTAAATCCTTTTTCTCCGCTCCCGGGAAATAGTGGCCCCATATCATAAGGAAAGGAAATGAAGAAAGAATGAGGAACGTAAGAAAAATAATGAGCGATATAGAAAAAAGAATAAAGAAAAAGAATCTTAAAAACGAGTATGAGCAGTTTTATAGCCCGATGGACATACCTAATGGATGGATTCAGCTAACTAGAGCCGATTCTTTTGAAAATTTATTATTTGCGATAGAACAATTAGAAAAATATAACAAAACATATTCAACTTGTAAACATAGAGATGGTAGAATTTCTGTGTGGGTAAAAAAACGATAGAAAGGAGAAAGTATGATTGAATATACAAAAGGGAAAAAAGCAGAAGGCGATTTAATCGTAAGAGTAAATGGTCATCAGCTTACTTTTAAAGAGTTAGCTGAAATATGCGTACAACTATGCAAAAACGAGGATAAGATATATCCTTTTCCTTATAAAGGTGGCGCTTACTTAACAAACTTTTTAGTAGACTGTATGGATGCTAGAGAAGTTTCAAGTGCTATACTAAATAAATATCATCTTAACGAAACGCCAAAAAATGACTCTAATAAAAATTTGCAATTAGAAAAATCGAATTTTGATAGCGATAATAAAGAACAACAAGATTCCGTTGAGAAAAAAAGTTAAAGAAATAACCAATAAGGTTTTTCTTGGCGACTGTAGAGATGTTCTAAAAGAATATCCTGACAAATGTGTTGATACTTGTATTACATCGCCTCCTTACTGGGGTTTACGTGACTATGGTACATCTACTTGGGTAGGTGGAGACAAAGACTGTTCTCATCGCAGAGATACAAAGAAATCTGATAAATGTATAACAGGACATAAGAATTTTGATGAAATGTTAGGTGTTGGCGATGCTATATATAAATCAGAGTGTAAAAGATGTGGAGCAAAGAGAGTTGACAGTCAAATTGGTCTTGAAGATGAAGTTAGTGATTACATAGAACAATTAGTTGATGTATTTGGTGAAGTACATCGCATACTTAAAGATGATGGCACTCTATGGCTTAATCTAGGTGATTCATATGCAGGCTCTACAGGTAAATCTGGAGGCGTAAGCGAAATACAAAGCGTAAAGAGACAATTAGACACAGGCTCTATTGGTTCTCTTAGACCAGCTAAAGTAGCTGGATTAAAAAATAAAGATTTAATTGGTATTCCTTGGCGAGCAGCATTAGCCTTGCAGAAATATGGATGGTATTTAAGGTCTGACATTATTTGGCACAAGCCAAATCCTATGCCTGAGAGCGTTAATGATAGACCCACTAAAAGCCATGAATATATATTTCTCCTGTCTAAAAACCCGCAATACTACTATGACGCTGATTCTATTAAAGAACCTACTGTAACCCCTAATACAGGAACTTCATGGAAACAGCGCAAGATAGACGGAGAACCCATGCGACATGGGCTGCAGGGTGCTGCCGCTGTAGGAGCAGGAAATTTCAAAACGTATGAGAAACGTAATAAGCGTTCCGTATGGACAGTACCAACTAAGCCATATGCTGGAGCGCATTTTGCTACGTTTCCTCCAGAACTTATAACAGACTGTATAATAGCAGGGTCTAGAGAAGGCGGTATAGTATTAGACCCATTCATGGGTTCAGGTACTATAGCTGAATATTCTAAAAGATTAGGAAGACTTTACACTGGCGTTGAACTCAATGAAGAGTATCATGCCTTAATTAACGAGAGAACCTCACAAATGGAGATGTTCATATGAGCGATTACGAAAACGACATGCGCGGTGTCTTATTTCCAAATAAATACAAAGAGGAAGGGGATAAGCGTCCTGACTTTACTGGTACTGTTACAGTAGAAGGTAAAGAATGGGCCTTAGCCGCTTGGAGTAATACCTCCAAGAATGGTAACGATTACCTATCGGTATCTGTATCCGAACCTCGCGAGAAAGATGGAGACAAGGAAGAAGACAACAGCGCAGTACCTTTCTAAACGAAGGGAACTAATAGGTAAGTATGCAACGGCACAGTCATACTTAGGTGTTGATATTACATTAAAAGCTAAAGCATTAATAATTGGCAATGAAAGTTTAATGGATTGCAGTATAGCTAAACTTAATACATTATTAAAAGAGCTTAGAATACTGTATAAAAAGCGTAATATTGATAGTTAGGTATGATGTGTCGTTAGTATACTAAAAAGTGGCGTGTAGACCCCTTTAAACGCCTTATTTACACATATATTATCTAAACTCTGACACTGCTTTCCAAAACTCTCGCTTCTTTTGCTTGTAAAGTTCATCTAATATCATTTCTTCACGCATTTGCTCAGGAGTTAGTTTAGATTTATACAACCTGTATTTTGTTGTCATTTCTCCTTTATCTCTTTTTCTCCAAGAAGCAGGTATCGGTCTAATTTTTGATAAAATATTTCTAATACGTTTTCTAGCTTCATTTCTAGCAGCAGCTTCATTCTTAGCTAAAGCTACATCCTGCCTTTGTATTGTATGCGTCAAATAATTAAGTGCGGTATAATAAGCATGAGCTTTTTCCTCTGGAGTATCTAACCAGAATATATTTCTAAGATTCTCGTAGTAAGGACTCTTTTTAGTTAAAGCATCGCTAGCATCTACAACAGGCCTATAGTCAGGAAAATAAGCGTTTAAAAATTGAGTTTGTCTTCTTCTTGAGTTTTGTACACGCTTTCTAGTTTCTTTTGTTAAGTTTCTATACACTCTTTGATAACCTGAGTAAGCAGCTATTGTTTTCTTTGCTAAGGAGTTTAATCCTTCAGGAGCATCTTTCTTTCCATGCATTATATTCATTGCTTCTTCTGATAAATCAAGAAAATTTCTAAACACCACAGGCGTATAGGAATCAGATATTGAGCTACCGTATTCATCGAAAGCATTACTTAATATTCCTAAGCCTTCAGCGCGTATAAAGTTTTCCCAGTATGTAGCAGGAGCATCTTTAAATCTATTTTTTCTTTCTTCTCCAAATGCGTACCAATATGTTGAGTACATAAGTTCACCTGAAGCCATTGATAAGCCGACATATTTCATCATAGGCCATATATTTCCTTGATATATAGTTGGCTTTATTACAGTTTTAGCTATATGGTCTGTCATTCTGTACGCTATTCTGTAGAACAATGTTAAAGGCTTGAATCCTTCGCGTCCCATTATATATGGTATGTATGGATGCTCTCCTATACCTTGAGTCATTGAATGCATTCTATCTGCTGCTGATATTAGCTGTTCATTAGTCCAACCTTCTCCGCCAGCTTTTCTTCTAGCTAACATTCCATCAAGCTGTTTATTTGTAAATCTTAAGTTGTCTGTTAGTATAGCTCTAGAAGTAGCTTTGGAATACCCCCTGTTAGAAAAGTTTTTTATGCCTAATAAATTATCTAAATGAACTTTCATTACGCCGGGAGTCATCATAACAGCCATATATCTGTTAAAATATTCAGTTGGTCGCATTAAACCAGACCTTATTAAACCTTCTCTAACGCCTTCTAGTCCCATTCTGCCTGCATCCTTTAGACCTTTAGGTTTTGTAATCATGCCGTACAAAGGTTGTTTTGGTTTAATAAATATATCGTAAGTATTTCCGCCTCTGACTCCAGCAGCTTCTGTTAATGCTGAAGCTATTTTTCTCTGCTCTGGGCTTGTCATTAAATGATACCAAGCTTTTAAATATTCTCTACCAGATAAAACGCCAAGTTGAGTTTGACCTAAAGCAAAGTTTTTTATACCGCTTAAAGGAAATGATAAACCTATAGTAGCGCTTGCTCTTGTTGCTGTTCCAATAGATGACCACCAAGCTGGGCCTAATTTTTTTCCAAGAAAAGGATAATCATAATCTCTTCCAAACATCTGGTCTTTCATAACGCGCATTGCTAAATCTTCAAACCATTTAGCTGTTTCATCTTTCATTCCTGTTTTTATTATATCAGCTTTCATTTTAAGCAAATTTGCTGGTATGTTTATACCTTGCTCTGGAACTGGTTTAGTTAATCCTTCTATACCTCCAAAAGCTTTGTAGGAAGCTATAGACTTTGAAGTTTTTTTAACATATTTATTAATAATATCAATGGGTTTTGTGCTATACACCTGCACAGCCTTACCAACTGTAAGAGTTCTTCCGTCAACGTCTTTAATTTTATCGTTAACTTTAAATGGCGTTCCATCTTCTTTAAAAACTTTTCTAGCATATGGATTTATCAATTCTTTATTTACTTTATCATAATATATCCAAGCGTCTAAGTCTGCAACTCTTGAAAATACTTGTCCATCAGGTATTTTACCTACTTTACTGTCACTAGAAAATCCTTTTAAATTTACTAACATTTCTTCAGCAACAGCTCTTCTAACTTTAATATTTTCAATAGACAATAACTCTGGGCTTTGTTCTATTATTTTTTCAATTATATATTTATTTCCTTCTTGCGTTGAAATAAAATCCCAAAATTTTTGAGTGATACCTCTAGGAAAATAATTAGGAACATAATGATTGTATGGTATCTCTCCAATTCTTATCTCACTTGTTGATGTTCCTGCTTGATTCCATATCTCTATCATATCTCCTTTTTCTTTTTCACCGCGCATAACTGCTAGTAAATCTTTTTTAGTTATGTCTTGTACTCGTAACTTTGTATCTTTTTTAGTTCGTATTTCTATAAAGGGTTCATACTTATTACTTATGTCATTTTTAACTTTACTATAACTTAGAGCTTGGTTATACGCAAAGTCATCAAATAATTTATCTAGTATCATGTTGCCATAATCAAAAAGAGACATTGTTTGTCCTTTTTTATATCCAGATATCTCTCCATACTTATCGTAAATAGGAACTTTTACACCCTTTACTTCTTTCTTTTTAAGAAACTCAATCATTTCAGTGTGCTTACCAGCGCGAGCTCCTTTAAATCTCTCCTCTCTTAAAATCTGTAAAGCTTCTAAGTGCTCTGGTTTCATTTTCTTAAAGAAATTAATTCCAAATAACTGCCCTTGCGTAAGTCCAATTCTATTTATTTTTCCATGAGCTATTTGTAGATTTACTAAATATTTTCCACCTGTACCTGTAGCGTCTAGTATTGTAGATGACGGTAAAGAACCGCTTGCCCACTCTACAAACTTTAGCCAAGAAGGATTAACACTTGAAGCTACAATATCATCTGGAGGTACGCCCATGTCTAGTTTAGCTGGTATAATATTACCATCATTATCTTTTCTAAACATTTCATTTAATCTACTTAACTCCATTGTATTTAAATTATCAAAATTACTTTTAGCTTCTGGAAAAAATGTATCTATAATATTTTTCATTCTTTCGCTTTTATATGGAGCGCCATACTGACTCATAGTTTTTTTAGCTTCTTTCTTAACTCTAACATAGCTTTTATATTCTTTAGTTCCTCTATACTGTGATTCTATAACGCCTTTTCTATATTCTATAGCATCGCTTATCGCTTTAGAACCTTTATCTCCAACCCAATGTTTTTGAGCCCATTGATGAGCCTCAGCTTCTGTTTTAAAACCTTTACTAAAATTAGCGTCAAGCAAATCTCCATTATTAAATCTTATACCTTCTGTTTGTTTTCTATCGTATATTAATTTTAATTGCTTTGAGCTACCAATTGAAATATTAAAATTATCAGTTACTCTAGATAAAGTTTCTGGGTTATAAGGAGATGTAGACAATAGATTAGACATTGATGCAGGTTCTTTTATTTTATTAGAAGCATAATCAGCTTCTTTATTTTTTAATTTATCTACAACGCCACCCTTTTTAACAACTTCGTTGTGCTTAATTTGTTGTAATTCTAAATTTTCAGCTAAAGATTTTTCTTTTTCAGGAGTCATTTTTTCTTTTTTATAAAATTCTATATGTTTTTTATATTTTTTATTTTTTAATGATGCAACATATGCTTCAGCGGCTTGTTTTGTTTCAAACTGTAATCTAATTTGCTCAGCTGTAGGAGATAGCTCAGCCCATTCGCTTTTATACTCTACAGGTATTGTTCCTCTTTGTTCTGACTCGGCTCTTTTTAATATTTCATTACGTCTTGCAACTTCTGCTTGAGTATATTCTCTAACATTAATAGGTTTTGTTTTTTTAGGCTTATCCGAACCTAACACTTTATCAGCTACACCTAAATTATCCCAAAAATTAAGACGCTGATTAGGTGTTAATTTAGCTGGAACATTAGCCGCTGGCTCTATTGGCGTAACTCCTTCTTCTTTCCATAGCCTTGAATAGTTTCCTTTATTATATTCAACTGGTAAATGCTCAGCACCAAAGCGAACTTCATATACAGTTTGAGCAAGGCTTTTTGTAGTAGCGTCAAATGCTCTAACTTGTACAGGAACTATTTCTATATTTTCCAATCTAGGTTTATGCTGTAGTTCTCTAGCTAGATAAAAAACATTATTTCCTAATTGAACTCCATTATCTCCAGATTTTTTTAATTCTTTTACAAAACTATCTATACTTCTACCTTCTTTTTTTAATCTTTCTACTATTTTTACAGTATCAGGATGTATAAGTTTACCTTTCTTTAAATCTGCTATGTCTGATAATTTTAAATCTACAGGTAAAGAAAATTTATAATTAGCTTCTTCTTTATATTTTTGTGAAACTCCCGGAAGGTCTGTTGGGGTAACGGCTTTTTCAGCTTCTTGTAAATCTAACTTAGCTTTTTTTTCTAATATTACAGGGTCAAATTCAGAGCGCATAATAGGAGCTATATCTCTTTCTCTTAAAGCTACAAGATGTAATTTTTCAGAACCTCTTGGAGTAAAAGTTTCATATACTAATGCATCGTCAAAAACAGATGTTTTTTCAAGCCCCCCTGTATCAACTTTAGCTTTAGTCTTAGCATCCAAATCTTTATATTTACCAACGTATCTTCCTAAAGAAGCTTGTCTGCTTGAGAAAGTACCTTTTCCTTCATATAGAGGTATTCTGCCCCAGTCTCCAGCATTCACTTCTGCTTTAATAACTTTAGCAGGATTATTTTTATCCCATTCAGACATATTAGCTAGTTCTTCTTTTAATTTTTCCAGCTTAGGCTTATCTACATTCTTAACTTTATCAGCTAACTGTTTATAAAATTCTCCACCGGGATTTGGGACTCTCTCAAAGCGAGTAGCGTTGTTTGTAGATTGTTCTTGCAATGTTTGTTTTGTAAACGTGTGCCAAGGAGTATCTTTTCCTCTTAGAAATGTAGCTGGAAACCATAATTTCTCTGCATTTTTTACAACATAGTTTTTATTTTCTATAGCTTTTTCTAAATTTGTAATTTCTTTTTTTAATTGTTCGCCCTTACTTATAACAGTGTCTACTTTAGGAACTATTTGTCTAGTGCCTTCAGGTGTAATTTCACTTGTATCTACAATTTCATAACGCCTTCTAACTTGAGGTCTTCCGGGTTCAGGATTAACTCTACGCAGTTTTTCATTTTCTTTTTTTATTTGTTTTTCAGTTGCTATATCTTGTTCTGTTCTACCTGCTGGTCTATCTGTTCTTGGCTCAAGAAATTCTTCAGGATATACGTCTCTATATCTAGCAAACTTTTTATTAAAATTAGTTTGAGCTTCTTCTATAGTCTCTCCAAATATACGCTCTTGTACTTTTTCTCCTTTTACATATATAGGCTCATCTTTTCCTCTTGACCTATCAGCTCTAATCCATTCATATTGAACATAAGGCTTTCCTTTACCCGGTTTATCAACTTCTAAAGTTCTATATACAAGCTGTTCAGAAATATTTTTTTCTGCTTGAGATGGTCTTCCAACTTTTATTTCTTCAGTTAATTTTTGATAATCTTTATGGACAAATAAATTATTATCATCTCGTAAAATTTGACCAGCTCCCTTTTCAAGTCTATTTGTTGTTTCACTGTACGCTATCTTATTCGCTTGCTCTTTAGACAGTCCATGCATATTAAGAAAATCAGCTATACCTTCTCTTCTTTCAGCTCTGTCCATTCCCAATCCAAAACCATGCATTAACATAAGCGTTACGCTATGAGCTAAGCGTTCTTCCCAAGGCATATCTGTTTGTCCCATATCAGACATATACGCACCAGCTAATCCCATAGCAAACATTTCACCTGTGATAGCTGCAGCTTTTTTCCCTCCAGTAAAATGATTTAAAGCTACTCTTGTGCCTCCTGCTCCAAGTCCTGTAAATAAAGCCGCTGTAGAAGCATCTGTCTTTAATTGATTCCATCTTTCTTCTAAATTACTATTTGGTTTTAAATGAGTTTGTCCATAACCTGCAAATGTAATGAAGTTTTGAGTGCCAATATCAATAGCTTTAGCGAACTTTACTCCAGTTGTACCTTTTTTAGCTACACTTTCAAGAGCTTGTCTGTATAGTTTACTTTTTCCTAGGATACCTGAACCTTCACCTAATAGAGAAAGAGCTTCAGGTTGAATTTTTCCACTTCCACTAGCAGTCCATCTTGTTAACATTTCAGCAGTCTCTTCAAATGTACGTTTACCAGCAGCAGAGCGTGCAACTTTACCAGATTTTTCAGCAGCTCTAGCTTTTGACGCTATTCTTGATACTAGAGATATGCCTCTAGAAGCTTTTAAAGGTATAGCCGCTCCTCCTGTAACAACAGCTATAGGAAACGCTCCTACAAAGAAACCAAGACCTCCTCCCATAGCTCCAGCTAAATGTTCTGTAAATCCTTCAGCTTCTTCCATCTCTGGTTCATACATAGCAAAAGGAAGAGCTGCTTGAGCAAAACTTTTACCAAATCTTTCCCATCCTCCAGTATGTTTTGGCGTATAAGAGGGTAGTTCTTCAGCTTGTAGCTTTGAAGTTGTAGGTAAACCTGTAGGGGTTAAGTTATTGTTTTTATTATAAGCGCCTAATAGTTGGTCATCTGAATAAGATGATAAGTTAGGATACTTAAACCTTAGAGCAGATAATATTTGACTTTGACTGTATTCTGGCATTACTCATTGTCTTCTAATTCTTGTAAAGCATTATCTTCTTCAATAAAAATGTCTATAGATTGTTGCACTGTATCTGCCTCTGAAACTCCACGACCTTGCATATCAGAAGCTGCCGCTGTGCCTGAAGGACTTAATGGAACCTTTATTTCTTCTTTAGGTTTATCTGCTACTGTAATTGCTGGTTGTGATGGTTGAGCTTCTTCTTTTGCTTCAATAAAAGTTCTTTTTTCAACCTCTCTTGGAGTAAAAATGCGTTTATTTCCTTTTTCATCTTTAAAATGTAATACCTTTAAACCTCCGGTATATGCGTGAAGATAACTTGATTTTATTATACTATCATCCTTCATTTCTATCCCTTCTTTTGGAACGTTATCATAGCCCACATAAGTAAGTACTTCTTCCTGTCCAAGTATTTTTACTTTATCTCCACGTTCCATTGTTGGTTTTCCGCGTTTTAAAGGTTTTATAATTTTATCTGCTTTAGTAATATCCCAACCTTTTCGCTTTTGAATAGCAGCTGCATTACCGCCCTTAATAGTTCTAGCACTTCTTTTTCCTAAAGCGTCTGTTATTCGCACTCTATAATCACTACCTTTTTCAAACTCAAAAGGCTTTTCTTCAACTTTATCACCAGTTCCTATTTGAATAACGCCAGTTCTACTTTCTCTTTCAGCAGCATCTTGCATTTCTTCAGGTGTTAAGGTTACAGTTGTATCGTCATCTTCTCCTAATCCTAAGTCTTTTGTTATGCCACGCTTTGTAAACATTTCATTCATAATAGTATTCATAGAGCCTAAAAACTCACTAGCTTGAGCAGGGTCATATTGTACACCAGACTGAAAAGCCGCTGTTGAATACTTTAACATTTCTGTAAGCATATTTTGAGTTAATTCATCATCTGCTATATCTAATTTTCTTCTTGCTATTCCTGTGCTGATATAACTTGGAAGTTGTTTTAAAGTGGCTGAAGCTTGAATAGGGTCTAAATCTTTCCATTTGCTTACGTCAATACCTAGTTTACCCATTTGCTGTACAAATTTTGGACTTGAATCTATCATATTAACTAATAAATCTTTATTTATTCTTCCTTGATGTTCAGCATTAACTTCAGATTCTAAATTAGGTGCAAAACTTTTAAACATAGGAAAATTACTAATATTCCTATCTTTAAATTCTTTCCAATTCTCCGTTGAAGTAGTTGGGCTGGTTTTTAATGTTTTATAGTCTTGTTGATATTTATTCCAACTGTTTAATAAATTTTCAGTATACTCAATCATATCAGGAGGCATATTATTAGCCTTAGCGTAAGCTAATTGAGCTTGCGGAGGCATTTTAGAACCAAATTCAATAAAATCATTTCTTTTTAATTCTTCATCCTTTAGTTTTAATTGAGCATTTTGGAAACTTGCTGTAGAAGTAACTTGGCTTTGGGCAACAGATACTCTATCTTTTTCAACTTGCATTCTTTCATCAAACCGTCTCTGCTCTTCTTTAAAATCTCTATTATATTTAGCATATTCTAAGGTATCTGCCACAGCTTTTTCAAGTATCTTACCGGGTTGATACTCTTCTAATCGTACAACATCCCCTCCGCTTTGTAGTTTTTGTATTAAATTATTTTTGTTCATAATATTCTCCTAACCCATGAAAGGGTCGTCTTTTCTTTCTTCAAACTTATACGTGCCTGACTGCATATCTTCAGCTATTTGAGCAAGTATATCCTCTCTATATTTTTGTCTATAATCTTGAGCTCCTCTTTGATATGTTTGAGTTAACTCATCTCTTTCTTTTTCAGCTTGAGCTGTTTGAGCTCCAGTTGGCCCTGCAAAACCTCCACCACCAGTTCCACCTAATGCAGGCATTTTCATACCAAGGTCTTGTTGCAATCTTTTTTGTTTTGTTGGGTCATATGCTTCAATTCCTGATAAATAATCTCCTTCTGGAAGTTCAAATCCGGCATCTTTAAATATATCTAATATAGATGTTGACGTTGACAATGAACTCTGAGCTAATTGATTTTGAGCTCCTTGTCTCCCAGCCATTGTTCTCAGAGGCGATGTTGACTCTGTCCAAGTTGATGTTGTAGGTGTAGGGCTTGTTCCGGGAGCAGGAGCTTGCGTTTGTCCAGCTTGTCCTCTTTCTTCTAAATAATGATAATAACCGGGTTGTCCGGGAGCAGGCACTGTGCCTCCATGTTCAAATTTCATTAAAGGTTTACCTAAACGCTTGTCTAGAGTTGGCATCATATAACCCATTAAAGAATGGTCTTCTATAATTCCACCATGTTGTTTACCATAATAATATTTATGAGCATCTTTAGCTTCTCTTAACAAACCTTCTAATCCTTTCATAAAAGGTTTTTCGTTTATATCCCAATAGCCCTCTAAGCCTCTTTCAGCCATATAAGTGCCTCGATTTTCACCCCATTTCTCAACAGGTGTAGCTGCCATTTTTTGTATAGAAGGACTTTGTTGCTCTAAGTCCCTAAGAGCTTCTTTCCTTGCAGTTTTAATCTTGCGGTTAGCACCAGTTTCAACATTAAACGTCTTTTGTAAATATTTTGCTATTTTTCTATTTGACATTTCACCAGAACCAAATAAACTGGCGTAATATTTACTTAAAGCAGGTTTAGCTCCCTTACCAAATTTTCCAAGAAAAGGAATAGCTAAGGCTAAATTTAAAAGGCTAGCTTCTTCGCCTTCAGGAACGTGCTCAGCTCCAGTCATAAATTCTAATGCTGGAATAGCTTGTTCTCTTATAGATGGTAAATCTTTTGATGTTTCATATTTACCCCCGCTAAGTATGCTAAGCAATGTTTCAGGAACTTCTCCTCCGCTTTGTTTTTTAATAACATCTTCAAATACACCTCTACTTCTAGCCCATTTTTTAACTTCCATTAATAAAGTTTCTAATCTAGCATTGTCTAATACTTCTTTCTTTCCTTTACCTGTAGTTACTAACTTACCCATTTTTTTTATACCTTCATGCCTAGTAGGCTTAATCATATATTCATCAATTCCCTTTTTACCAAGCTCCCTAACAGTCTTGCTCATTTTACCAATACTACCCACAGGTAAAATCATTTCCATTAGCTCATCCATGCCCATTTCTTTTGTAGGTTGTCCAAATATATTTTTACCCGCAGGTATAACATAATTACCTTTATCTGTTCTACTTAATAAATCTCTTGGCGCCATATCGAAATTTAATTCATCTAATTTATTTTTACCAATAGCTTTTACTGCGTTACGATTTAAAACGTATTCGCCGGGTTCAAGCATTGCTGGTACTGTGTCTGCCATAATTATCTCCTATATATCATATCTAATAAAGCCATGTCATCTCTTACCATTCCGCCTTCTTGACTTCCAATAGCTCCAAGAAGATAAGGGTTGCCATAACTAGGTTCAGATGCTAAATCTTTTGCTGGTTCTATACCTTCATTAATTCTATTCTGCCACGCTTCTATAATAGTAGGGCTCCAGCCTTCCATAAATTTACCACTTGCAAAGTGTTCTCCAGTAGACTGTAACTGATTTGCAAAATCTGTTGTTCCAAGTAAAGATTTTCCCCCTAAAGCTTTTTCTCCTCTTCCAAACCCTGAAGCTGCTTGATTATATTTAAATGTTTCAGCTCCGGGTAAACCTCCATAACCTTTTGGAGAACCTGCGTATGTTTTAGATAAATCACCACCGCTGGGTAGCCCTGAAGAAGGCATACCTCCCATAGGAGTGCCCCCTACATCTGGCTTTAAATTTATTTTTTGCTTAAAGCTATCACCAATATTTTTTAAAGTATCGCTTTTCATAATACCTTGAACTCCAGCCGTTAAACCTGCAGCAAGACCGTATTCTCTAAAAGCTTCTTCTCCAAGTTGAGCTTGATTAGCTTTTTCCTTATCACCTGCTAACCACCCTGAAGGGTCTATACCTACTTGTTTACCATACCCTGCTTTAGCTCCAAAATAAGCTCCCCCTCCAGCTGTTAGCATCTCAGCAATAATAGGAGAAGCAGGGCCAAATATAGGAGCTAAGGCACCTGCAAGAAACTTTGAACCTATTCTTTTACCTAAAGCCCCTCCTACTATAGAACCAATTGAAGAAAACAAGCCTTTTTTAGCAATAGTTTTACTTTTATCCCGTAAACTATCTGCAGCTTTTTTAATATTTTTAGTTCTATTAAGCAGAGCCATACCTCCGCTTTGATAACCTTGACGGTACGGCACTGAACCGCCACCATAATATTCTAATAAATTGTTTTTATATGCCATAATCTTTTCCTATTTATATAGCTGTTATTAAATGTCCACTCCATGATGACCACATACCATCGTTTGGGTCATATGTATATTGAGTATCTCCTGTGTTTTGATAAATAGCGACTGTTATAAAATCACCAGCATCTAATTTTAAATCTCCACTTATACTATTCATCATTAAAGTACTGTCTATATCTCCACTTACTACTCTTAATTCAGATGCTTCTCTAGCATTTGCAGCTGGTTCAGCACTACTATCATTTTTTATAAGGTATATATCATGTCTGTCTCCAGCATCCCAATCTCCACCTGCGCTAGTATTATTATCCCACAACACTTTAGCATTAAAATGATATATTCCTGCTATAGGAGCTGTAAACTTATATGCGCTAGTATCATAGTTTCCTCCAATATCATATTCTTCTGCATCAAAAGTAACATTAACGCGAGTACCACTAGCTATTGTTTGAGCATCCCCGCTAGTACTTATATAAGCTTTAAATGCTGGATATCGTATATTTCTTAAATATCCATTATAGTTTATATCTTTATTAACATGAATATTTTTATCAAAATGTTGATTGCCATCATTAGATAGTCCAACTTTCCATAATGTACCTTTACTTTTTTTATATAAAGCTAAAGGTTTATTGCCTTCTTGAGCAAATACTTGTTCTCCTTCTTTCATACTTTGATTAGAAGGAGCATGGCTAATTACGCCTTTTGTATCTCCAGAAGCTAAACTAGCTTCTTTTATATTTTGTAATCTTCTTATATTTCTATCCATTATGATACTCTAGAGTGTAAAACTCTATACTCTATAGTTATATCGTTTATTTGTATACCAGCAGTAGCTCCAACAGCATCATCCGGATTAGTTATTTTTAATTGTAAACTTTGACAAGTAAAAGGGCTAGAAGGGTACGCTTTTAAAACATCCCACTGTGTAGTTGCTGAAAAATTACCAGTTAAATTTGTATAAGAATTTGTAGTTCCATCTATTTCATATGATATTGGCGCTGTTTGAGCGTTATCACTTTTATATGTTACATATACAGCGTATATCTTTTTTAACCTACCGGGTTGTCCAAAATCTATATCCTTTGTTTTTACTAAAAATGTACCTGCAGCTCCATTATATAGCGTAGTGCCAGAATACTTTTTAACATAAAACTTATGCATAAATATAGCAGTATCATCGCTGTGAATAGCTTTTGTAGTTCCGTTATATCCTCTTCTAACTGTTAACGTATTGCTACTAATACTAAGAACTTTCATTGATTCAGCGTCTATTTGAGCTATATCACCAGCATCCCACACACCTCCATTATCAACATCAATTTCTCTTTCAGAATTGTCTAAAGCTTCAGCTAACTGATTAGCGCTTGCTGGACTATGTTCAAGTATACATAAATCACCATTATAATCTATATCAAAATTACTATATTGATATTTTATATTGGCTGTTCCATCTGTTAATAAATCAGAAGCAAATACCCAGCTTTTAAATTTAAAATCATATATATATGCGTCTCCACTTGTAGAACCGCTATCATAAGCACCAGAAGAATCTTTCATAATTATTAATTGTTTTCTAATTTTATCATAACCCACAATAGAATCATCTGTAATAAAATCTCCCCAAGATGGACTATCTCCAACAGCGGTTCCATTTTCTAATATTTTACCCTCTATTAAATTTCTTATTCTACTTCCATCATACAAATAGCAACCATTACTATTTACCCAACATATACCAAAATCAGTTCTAAACACAGCGGCTGGATGAGCTAATCCATTATGTTTTACATTTTCTTCTAAAAACCAACTTGTATCTGAAGAAGATGATACATTTATTATTTGTACAGACTTTTGTTTAAATGCTAAAATTCTATCAGCAAATTCCATTAACTGTACATATGTTTCATTATCTCCGCGAACTACATCAATATAATTAGTTGAGGGAAATGTATCAAATCTATTAGGCATACTATACATTATTCTGTCTCCAAAAGTAGCAGGCTGGTCGCTTCCCTGTGGAACTATTTTAACATTAGCCACAAAAGCTCTTCGATTACATACAACAGCACAACCCCATCCTTCTCCTATAGCTCCAATACTATTACTATCAACAGAGCTTGAATATCCATTAATTGATTCGTATGTATCTAAATTTTGAGATAATGAATCTACATTACCACTATAATGATTTGGAGCTGTATCTACAGTCCAAGCCTTTTCAAAATCAGAATTTAAACTTGTTCTTACACCTTCTTTTAAACTTATATCAGCTAATAACACCCAAGGCTCATCAGAACCAGATGGTCTACAATAAGCTCTACCACCACTAATTCTTTCATCGTAAGGCCCTTCTGCTCTTATTTTTACTTGAACTTTTTGCCCAGCTGTGACAACAAATGTATTAGATGAAGAAGGAACATATAGTAATGATTCCTGATTATCATCATACACAAAAGTAATAGCTATTTGATATGTATCTGCAACCCAAGTACTTGCGCTATCAGCTGCCATTGTAGTATTAACATTAAAACCTGCTCCAGCTGAAGATAAATAACCACTTCCAACAACAGCTTCTGTAGGTGGAGCTAACGTATTATCATTAGCATAAAAACCTAAATAATGATTTGCTCCAGTGCTTCCGCTAAAATGTGTTCTTTTTACAAATCCCCACCATTGTATTTTATTAGCATTACTTCCTATAGTTGAATCTTTCATTCGAGTATCAGATATTCTAACTGCATTATCAACTATATAATACATTATTTTTGCAGGTGCTATAGGCAATCCTCCGCTAAATAAAGTAGCAACTTCATGCGTAGTAGCATCAGAAGATTTTAAATAATGACTAATACTAGACTCTCCAGCATCTCCAAACAAAAATAAAGATTCTCCTAATTTATGTGTGCTAATAGATGTTGTATCTCCTGCGGCTTCTCCTACTATTGTATCTCCAACTACTAAATATTTATTAGCTGGTGCAGGGCCATGTCCTTTAACCGTATGAAACCCATCGTTGCTAGTGCTTCCTGACACCAGTATTTCAGAGCCCACTGGAAATACATCTCGCAAATCATCTCCTGTAGTTGAAATTAAATCACTGCCAACCCCTGCGTTTGTATATGCAATATCTGTTCTACTGCTTACACTTGTAGCTCCAACTGCATAGTCTATTTCAAATGATTTAAAACCATAGCCTTTTTCTAAAGAGCCTTCTGTCTGGTCGCCAGCATCACCATGCGTTGCAAATGAACCACGACTACGTATCATTCCATTATGGTCTAACATTACATTTTGAGCTGTTACTAACTGATTATCAGCTAAATCTCTAGCATCTTGTAAATTATTAATACCACCTGAAAAATTGTTTAACGTATACATTTGCTTTGGCACTAGGCTGACCTCACTAAGAAATCCTCAACAGTACCGCGCCCTGCCATACTATTATAATACTTTTTCCAATATTTAGCTTGTCCTTCAGAACTAGATGGTAAACGCTTAGGTATGCGTCTATAATGTAAGCGACACATAGCTATCTGAGCGGCTATATTTGTCTCTAATATAAAATCCCAATCTTTTTCTACTGGGTCTATAAAATAAGACAATTTAACATTAGTAGCTTTAGCAACCTTTTGCATTAACTTTTTTCTATAAGCTAAATAGTTTTTACATATATCTACAGCCACCCAAGGTTCGCACTGAAATAAGCCTCTAGCAGGCCCTTTTATCTGGCGTAGGTATTGGTATCCACTTTCTACTTTTCCAGTCTTATAGACTAAATCTAGAGCCTCTGGAGAGTATAAATCCATACTCTCTAGGACTCTTTCAATTAAATCTTTTACTTGAGGTTCGTTTAACAAACTACTTCCCCTCAAAAAGACCATGCAACAAATCAGTAACAACGTCAACGACTTTTTCAAAAAATATTTGCTCCTTATCTTCCGATACAAACGGAATATCTATTTTAGCATTGATAGCTGAGGCAATTTTTTCTTCCATTTCTTTGGAATTTATTTGGCTCATCATATCATCTTTTACTTTGTCAGCTTGAGCTTCAGCAGCTGCTAGCAACATTGATTTTAAGTTCATTACTTACTCCTTATGTTTTTTATTTTTAGTATTAAATACCATATTGTTAATAATCCAATTATAATCTGCAACACATACGGTATTGTTTCAATTAAAAATATTCCTGTACCTACTAAATTTGCCGAAACTACTCTTATAGAATCTTGTCCTATCATTTGTTATCCAACTTTCCTTTTAACCAGTTAATTCCACTACCATTTTCTTCAATTTTAAACATAAGTTTTTCCGTTCTTCTTTCACCGCTATCTGTAATTCTATCAAAAGAATTATCTAAAACTTTTTCGTGTGAATTAATGCGGTCTATTAATTTCACTACAATTTTTCTATTTTGCTGTACTTCATCTTGTACTGTTTCTCTAACTTGTTTTATTTCAGTCTCAAGGTCTTCCATTTTATTATTAATAAGCGTGTCAACAAAACCCCTAAACCAATAAAGCATTCCAGAGAACAGAATTACAATAGTACCTATTGCGCCATATTCTGCATACATTTCTGTCATATACTGTTCCCATTTATATTGTTAATACTCCACACTCACATAAGCCATTGGAGTGCTATTTACTATTAGTTCTGGAGAAAAGTTTGCGCCCACTGCAATATATTCACCCCAAATCTTTTTACCACCCTCAATTGATATGGGTTGAACTCCAGAAAATACCACAGAATCACCTATCATTACATATGCGTGAAAGTAAGCATCATAACGACCTTCTTCCATTTGATATATATAATATGTAAATACAGGTCGCCAAGTGTTTACACCATCTTGTTCAGCTGTAGCCTGAAAATAAATTGGTATATTATTTTCTGCATCAACAACTCTTCTTTCTATTGTCATATATTTATCATCACAACCGTACAATAATAACAGCGCTATAAAAAAATGTTTCATATAGCCATTCGTCTTTCTTCTATTTCTTTATCTGTAATATTACTAGCTTCTTGTTCATATACTTCGCATATACTTCTTGCTATCCATTTTCTAGCAACTTTATTACTTAAATTTTCACTTTGAAACTTTTTTAAAATATTATGTATTTTCTTTTCATAATCATTATTATCTTTTAATAATGTAAAACTTGTTTTATATGTTACTACTTTTCCCATTACTTCTTTTTCTTTCGCCAGCTTAATGGATTAATATTAAATTCTTTCTCATAGAACTTAACTCTTTCTTCAAGCTTTGCAAATTCTTGTTCTTCATCTTGAATGTGTTTTGATAATAATTCTTCTATCTTTGTATTTGCTTCTAACATATTAGTCTCTAATGTAATAAAACGATTATAGAAATAAACACCCTCACCAATTAATCCGCTCATAAATATAAAAATAGCTATAAAACCCTCTTTCTTTACTGGAGCATTTTCCCAATTGATAAAAGAATCTTTTCCCATTATCTTTTAATACTTTTTGCGCCAGTAAAATCATTTACTTCTATCTTATTTAATAGCTCTGTTTTTGTATCGCTAGCGCTGTAATTAATATTTCTAACATTAAAAAAATCTTGTATTTCTGATTTAGTATTGCTATCTGTAGGATAATCAGACTGTGATGTAGCTACATTGTTTACTAAATGATGTTTGCCAATCACTAATCTTCCATGATTATCGCTATGTTTTTTAGAGCATTCACTATCATAAAATTCTTCAGCAGTTTTAAAACTATTTGTTTTCTTTTCTACACTACCATCTACTTCAACAAAATAACTGTAAGATGAAGGATAAGTCAGAACCTCCGTACTCCCATCTTTATACTTTTTAGTACGAGAGATACCCGGTGTGGTATTTCTATAAATGCGGACACGATGGCCCTGACTGCACCTTCTTACAATCATGCTTCCGCTTCTACCTCTTCGGGTTCTTCTTTTGACTCAAGAGAGTTACGAAGCATATTTATGAACGCCTCTTTACCAACTTCTAATTGTTCTTTCATAAACGCATTGGTATTGAGTTTATTCTGCATATCATTAATATGATTTAGCATTTGCTTTTGTTCATCTGTCATGTCCTCGATAACATACTCTTTATCATCCAGACTCAAAACAGGCTTTTGTTCTTTTTCTTTTTTAGCCATTATGACTCCTTGTCTTTTTTGTTATTTACCATACATCCGCTAACCCATCCCATTCCATAACAAACGAGACAGAGTATCAGAAGTGGTAATGTTTCCATTATAATTTCTTAAAATCTGCAATAGCTAGTGCAAGTCCATCACTTTGAGCTTTAGCTCTTGCCATGTCTGCATCGTAACGTGCTTTTTCACTCTCTAATTGAGATAGTGAATATTCACGCTTACTATCATCCATAGCATCACCAGACTCAGCATTCCATCGTTTCTGACTCAACGCAATGTATTCACGTTCTTCTTTGGCTTGTGCCGCTCTCACGACTTGACCTTTATCGTCTTTCACTTCTGAAACTGCTTCTCTTACGACTTCCTTCTCTTTTCCCAAAGAGGCTAGTTTGCTAGATTTCAACGAACTGTATTTACTCCAATCCATTATATTCTCCTGTTATTTTACAAAGTACATTTCTACTGTATCAGAAACGTCTTTCATTT